TTTGATAGAAGACATAAACGTCTTAACATAGATTTATCTCATAGATGTCCATTAGAATGTTTACGATGTGGTAGACAAAGAAGTTTTACTAATAAAGGTTTAAAAGTACCTGGTAGAGATTTAACAATAGAAGAATATAATAAGATATTAGATTGGTTTCCAAGAATATCTTTTTGTGGTCAATATTCAGACCCTATACACCACCCTAAAATAAAAGAATTATTAACGATTGCAAAAGATCGTGGTACTAAAGTTGAGGTACACTTAGCCTCATCTTTAAAACCTATGAAACATTATATAGAGGCATTTAAGGCCAACCCTAAAGCAAATTGGATATTTGGTATAGATGGCATGCCTGAAGAAAGTAAACAGTATAGAGTTAATCAAGATGGTGAGAAACTATTTAAGATTATGTTAGAGAGTAAGAAATACTTAAAAACAAAACCTCTATGGCAGTTTATCATATTCAGTTTCAATGAAAAGAGTATTGATAAAGCAATGAAGATGGCCAAAGATAATGAAGTGGATTTTATATTAGTTAATAGTGCAAGATGGACAGATGATAACGATTGGTTAATGCCAAAAACTAGGAGAACAATGAATGACTAAAGTTACCGATAATCATTTAGGTGGACAATCTGAATGGGCAGAGGGTGATATTGAATTAGACCCTTTATGTTTTAAAGACGCAATTGCTTTGGCAGTTACAAACAAAGGTGTATTAATACCTTGTTGTAGAATGGACGATCCTAAAACAATGAACGACCCTAGAATGCAAAAGATGTTAGAAGTAAGTACAATAGATAATACAAACTCTATAGAAGATATACTAAAGTCAAAAGAGTGGAAAGAATTTGCAGATAACTTATCAAAGAATATAGGACCTAATGCCTGTAGGACTACATGTGCCAAGTCAAAAAAATATACACAAGTAGTAGAGTGGATAGATACAGAAAAAGGTGTAGCAACTAGTGTGGAGAAAAAGTAATGAGAAAAAAGTTATTAATATCAGGTTGTAGTTTTACAGATATTAATTATGTTAAAAAAATCAATGCTACAGGTGGAAAACAATGTGATGATTTTCCTACTTGGGGAGAAATACTAGCAAAACAATTAGATATGGATTTAGTACCATTAGGATTAAATGGTGCAGGACAAAAATACATTTATTCATCTATACAAGATTATGTTTTAGAAAATGATCCAAAAGAAATAGGTTTATGTGTTGCAGCCTGGTCAAAATCACAAAGAGTTAATTGGCAAAAGAAAAGATTAGATTGGGCTGATACAAAACCTAATATGTATGGAGATATAAGAGGTTGGATATTAGATAGTTTAAGGTACATGTATGCTTTTCAGAATTTGATGGAACAACATAGAATACCATATAGACATTTTCAAATGATTTCTTTATTTGTAGATCATATCTATGAATATGAATTTAAAAGTGAAGGCGGTAACTATGAAAAAATAAGACAAGAATGTATTGATGTAATTAAAAACTCACCACAATATAAACATATGAAAAACTTTATTGGTTGGCCTATATTTAATGAAGAAGGTGGTTTTGTTGTAGGAGATTTACAAATACACAAAGATTGGGGAGTAGAAGATAGATTGGCTAATAATATACCTACATCTACTTTTAATCCTGCTAATAGAGATTATGATCAAAAGGTTTGGTTTACAGATATATATGGTAAACCAGTTGGTCTAGCACCAAAAGGAACAATTAATTATGATTATGTTATTGAAAAAAGTAACCCACACCCAAATGGAAAAGGCCATGAATGGCTTGCAAATTATATAAAGTTGCACGGATTTAATAGTCAAAGAGTGCAAGAAAAGGAGAAAAAATGAAAGTAGGATTTACATGCAGTACTTTTGATTTATTACATGCTGGTCATGTACAGATGTTAAAAGACGCCAAAGATGAATGCGATTACTTGATTGTAGGATTACAAACTGATCCAACACTTGACAGACCAGATACAAAAAATAAACCAGTACAATCTTTAGTAGAAAGAAGTATACAACTTAATGCTATAAAATATGTTGATGAGGTAATACCTTATCAGACGGAAGAAGATTTAGAAGATATACTAAACATGTATAATATATCAGTTAGAGTTATTGGAGAAGAATATCAAGGTAAGAATTTTACTGGTAAAGATATATGCGTTAAGAAACATATAAAGATAGTTTACAATAAGCGTGAACATAGATTTAGTTCAACGGATTTAAGAAAACGTATTAAAGATAGTTAATTAACTATATCTAAAATAGTTGTTCGCTGAATTTCTGTAATAGATAGAAAAAGTATCAGCGCCATCCATATGACAAAAAGATTGAGGTCTGATATAGTGCATTTGTAATCCAGTTTTGTATTGTGTTTTCAAACCTGATTTTCCTCTATATCTGTATCTAACCTTTTTAGCATTTTTTTGTGCAGACACCATTTTAAAATACTTTAAATATTTAATTGGTATGCCAGCCGCTATACATGACCCTTTGTACTTAAAAGGGTCTAGCATATGTTTAACTAACAAGGGATTAACAATCTTTTCAAATACTCGTCTTGATTTATTATATTCTTTTTTCATAATTATCCTCTCAATCTTGATTGTGAATCCATATACAAAGGACCAGTCCATCTAACATGGTAATTACCATCAAGTACATTACCTCTAGCTTTGTTTAATGCAGGAGCATTAAAACCAGCAGCCTTTAATATGTCGCCTTTTTTAAAATGTTTAAAGTCTTCTTTTACGATAAAAGCAAATACTCCGTTTTCTTTTACAACTTTCATATACTTTTTACCTTGTGTTACTCTAACCATATTGTCCCAATTCTTAATTTGTTCTTGTGAATAAGTTGAAACATTACCATCTTTATCTGTAGTCCAAGAAATATAATCTTCTTTGGCACCGTTCATCATGTTTTTAACTCCTTCATCTAAAGAAGTTGCGTTTTTAGTTACTAATGACATTATTTGTCCTCCTTGTATAATTCTTGAGCATATAAAGCTAAGATATAAGACGCAACACCTATCAAGGCCATTGAAGCACCTTGTAAATATTTGTCTATTTCAATTGAACCTACGGCACCAACCATTGCTAAAGTACCGACTGTCGCCATTATTACCGACATGTATTCTATTATTTTTTTCATAGTGTATCCTTTTGTTTTTTTCATATTACTCGTCCACTATACCAGATAAATACAGTAAAGTCAAGAAAAAAAAGCGTAAAATATGAAAATAATTAAAATAATTGCAGTTTGTTCACTTTTTGTACTGGTTTCCTGTTCAAAAACTGTTGAGGATTGTAAAATTAAGCCGGATTTAGAAAAAATTAGCGAATCAGCGCTAAAAAATAAAGAAAATTTAAGTGAAACTGAGCTAAAACATGCTCAAATGTCTTGTAAATTTTAATTATAAATAATACTATGGTAAATTCACAAAGATTTTGTCAAAATTGTGGACATAATTGTCATTGTGGCAAAAATTGTGAAAAAGATTACGGCGAATTGAAAAAAACTGTTTGTTGTACACATTGTCGTTGTGAAAAACATGATGATTCTTGGGAAGATACTGTAAAATATGATAATATTTAATAATGGAGAATAAAATGGCAAAAATGAGAATATTTAAGTTTTGGAATGAAGCAGGTGATGAAAAAGAGAAAGAAGCGATGAGTTTGAAGAAGGCAGTAATGTCAGTTCAAGGTGATTTTAAAGATAAATGGATTGGAGCTGAATATATTAGTAAAAAAGGTAAAAATATTAGCACCTCTATACAAATACCAGTTGGTAGAAAAATTAGAGAAGCGGCCAGAGTAGAAAAAGCAAGAGCGGCTGCTAAAGCTTTAAGAGAAATGGGGAGATAAATGCCGTCAATCTGTAGGAAAGGCGATAGTTTAAGTACCGGTCACGCATGTACTGGTACAACAACACTAGATACGCCTGGCCAAAGTACAGTTCGGGCAAATAGTATATTAATCGCAAGAGTGGGTGACCCAACAGTAAGTCACCCTTTCCCACCGGCACCTCCTTGTGCCCCTCACGTTGCAAACGTTAATGTAGGCAGTTCAACAGTTTCAGTCTGTGGTAGTCCAATAGCTAGAATAGGCGATAGTACAGACGCTGGAGCAATGACTTCAGGTTCTTCAAATATCTTTGCTGGTTAACGTATAAATATATACGTAATGCCAAATTTTGATAGTAGTAACACTAACAACAGTAAACGAGCAAATAGAATCTATAAAGACTTGGATTTGAATTTTGGTCGTAATGTAGTAACAGGTGATGTAAATAAATTGACCGATGTAGAGGCCGTTAAAAGAAGTGTTAGAAATTTAATTAATACTTCTCACTTTGAGAGACCTTTTCATCCAGAAATTGGCAGTGATGTTAGAAGAATGTTATTTGAACCAATGACACCTCTTACAGCACTTAACTTACAAAGAAAAGTTGGCGAAGTTCTAAATAATTTTGAACCTAGAATAAAATTAGTACAAATTTTAGCTAGACCAAATTTAGATAGAAATAGTTATCATTTAACAATTATGTTCTATGTTATAGGTTCATCGGAGCCGATAACAGTAGAAACATTTTTAGAAAGATTAAGATAAAATGGCAAGCAATAAACTAGTAGTATCTGATTTTGACTTTGATAACGTAAAATCAAATTTAAAAACATTTTTACAAAATCAACCAGAATTTTCAGACTATAATTTTGAAGGATCAGGCTTTGCCGTTCTTTTAGATACATTAGCATACAACACACACTATCTTGGCTTCAATGCTAATATGTTAGTTAACGAAACTTATTTAGATAGTGCAGACATAAGAAAAAATATAGTTGCATTAGCAAAGATGATAGGATATACACCATCATCTGTTAGAGCGCCAGTATCAACTATTGACATAACAGTAAACAACGCTTCAGGTTCAAGTATCTTAATGAATAAAGGTACAACGTTTACGAGTTCAGTAGATGGCACAGGTTATAACTTTTTAACTAATGAAGATATTACAATTACACCTTTAAACGGTGTTTATAAATTTTCAGACGTTAATTTATACGAAGGTACTTTAGTTACTTTTAAATATACAGTTGATAGTACAGATACAGATCAAAGGTATATAATACAAAATTTAAATGCTGATACTTCTACTTTAAAAGTAACAGTTCAAAACTCTGTATCAGATTCAACATTAAACACTTACACATTAGCTACAGGTTTAAGAAATATAACAGATACATCTAAAATTTACTTTTTACAAGAAACAGATAATGGTAAATTTGAAGTTTATTTTGGTGATGATGTTATTGGTAAAAAATTAGAAGATGGTAATATAGTTATATTAGAATATATCGTTACAAACAAAACTGAAGCTAACGGTGCTAAAACTTTTGAGTTAGCCGGTAGTATCGGTGCTTTTAGTAACGTAACTATATCTACTAAAGCAAATGCTCAAGGCGGATCAGAGGCCGAAACAAAAGAGTCTATAAGATTTAATGCGCCTTTACAATATACAGCACAAGATAGAGCAGTTACAGCTACAGATTATGAATCAATAGTTAAGACATTATATCCTAATGCATTATCAGTTAGTGCTTGGGGAGGAGAAGACGATGAAACACCGGTTTATGGTGTTGTAAACATTGCTATCAAAGCAGCTTCAGGTTCTACTTTAACAGAAACAACAAAAGCCTCTATTGTAAAAGGATTAATACCTTACAACGTAGCTTCAGTTAGACCAGCAATAGTTGATCCAGAAACAACATCAATTATGTTAACAAGTGTAGCTAAGTACGATAAAAAAGGTACTAGTAAATCTGCTGACACTATTAAGTCAGAAATAGTTACGGCTGTTACAAACTATAACACAACTACTTTACAAAAATTTGATGGTGTGTTTAGATTTTCTAAATTAACAGGTTTAATAGATGATGTTGATACAAGTATACTATCTAACATAACAACTATTAATATTAGAAAGAATTTTACACCAACTATAGCGTCTTCAACAAAATACGATGTGTATTTTAGAAATGCAATTTATAATCCTCATTCAGGTCATTCAAGTGTTTTATCATCAACTGGTTTTAAAGTTACAGGCAGTGATAATGAAATGTTTTTAGATGATGATAGTAATGGTAACGTTAGAAGATATTATCTAGTAAGTGGTGTTAAAACTTATGCTAACAATACACAAGGTACTGTTAATTATGAAACAGGTCAAGTTACTTTAAACTCATTGAACGTAGCTTCAATATCAAATATAAGAAATGCTGTTTCCAACGTTATTGAAATTACAGTTAAACCAAATTCAAACGATATTGTGCCTGTTAGAAATCAAGTCGTAGAAATAGACGTTACAAACTCAAATATAACTGTAGAGGAAGATACATTTGTTGGTGGTTCATCTGAAGCCGGCGTAGGCTACAATACTACAACAAGTTACTAATTTAGCCAATGGCAAAATTTGATAATAAAATATCCAACTTAATAAACACTCAATTACCAGATTTTGTTGTTGATGATCACCCAAAATTTGTAGAGTTTTTAAAAACTTATTATCAATTTATGGAAGCTGCCGAATTAGGCGTAACTTCTATTCAATCTACAGACGGAATTAATTTAGAAAATCAAACAGGCATACAAAACAATTTAGTATTAGATGGTGGTTCACTTGGCGCTGAAAATACTCAATTAGACCTTGGTGATAAGATAATATTAGAAGATAGTAGTTTTGGTAAATTTACATATAGAGAAACTATAACAGGACAAACTTCTAAAGCAACATCTGTAGTATTAACTGAGGATTTAGATTCAAATAGACTATTCATAACAGCACAAGACAAATTTATAACAGGTGAAATAATTAAAGGTGAAAGTTCTAACGCTGAAGCAGTTGTTAATACATATAGACCTAATCCTGTTCATAGTATTCAACAATTAACAAATTTTAGAGATCCAGATAAAGTTATTTCTCAATTTTTAGATAATTTTAGAAATGAGTTTTTTAAAACTATTCCAGAGAATTTATCTTCAGGAATAAACAAAAGAAATTTAATAAAAAATATAAAATCTCTATATAAGTTAAAAGGTACACAAAAAGGCCACGAATTATTTTTTAGAATACTTTTTAACGATCAATCAGAAACATTTTATCCAAGAACGCAAATGATGAAGGTATCAGATGGTACTTGGAACACACAAACAGTTTTAAGAGTATTAAGTACACAAGGAGAAACTTTAAGTTTAATAGGTAGACAAGTAAAAGGAAGAACATCAAACGCAACAGCAATAGTAGAAAATGTTGAAAAATTTTATATTGGTGCTAATGAAGTTTCTGAAATTACTATAAACAAAGATACAATTGTAGGTACTTTTGTTGTAGATGAAACTATAGAGGGTACCGAAAGTGATCAGTCAGATTATTATATTTTGGCTACTATTACAGGTATTCCAGGAACAAAAACAATTACTAACGATGGTAATCTTTATACTACAGACGATATTATAAAAATTACAGGTGGTGGTGAACAAGCTGCTATGCAAATTAGTGATGTTGGTTCTGGTAAGATAACAGAAACATTTGTAGACGCTGGTGGATCAGGTTATGAAATAGGAGACACTTTAAGTTTTACTAACACAGGTACATTTGGTTTTAATGCAGCTGGTGTAGTTACAGTTGTTAATGGTGCAGTTTCTAATGAAGATACTGATCATATTGTACTAGAAGAAGAAACATCTGCTGGTGATCATTTAACAGGAGATAAAATTGTTTTTGAATCAGGCACAGGTACAGGAGATATTACAGATATTTACTTAACAAATGGTGGTGATGGAT